CGATACACTACGACGGCAGCGTCAACCGGTGGTCGAGTAGTTGAAGCGCCACTGGTTGACGCTGCCGTCGTAGTGTATCGCCCAGCTGTTATCGCTGCCGCCGTCCATTTGACCGATCACCGTCACCGAGCCGGCCGGGTCCGCGGTGAAATAGGCGCGGAACTCGATCGTCCACTCGTCGTTGATGTTCAAGCCTGGACGGTTAGGCGTTCGCAGGAACGCGTCGGTACCGTTCAGCGCCAGCGACGAACCTCCGAAAACGCTCTGCGCGGTGCTGATCTGCGCGCCGCCGTTGAACTCGACGAACCAGTTCGCCGGGCTCGCGTCGTCGGTGAACGTGTCGGTGTTCGCGCCGTCGAAGTGCAGCGACAAAATCGGCTCGCTGGCCAGCGGTGGAAACGCGCCAGTGCCAACAAAGTCGTGGAACATCGGCGACTGGCTCAGGTTGTTGGCAGTCTGGCCGGCGACGGTATGTTTTGTTTCGATTTCCAGGCGCCCGCTGAAATTGCCGCCGAGTTGAATCGGCTGGCCGTCGAACTGTTCCAGCGCCAGAATCGCAGCGCGATCGAAGTACAAGCTGTACGGGCTGGTGTTCGTGTTAAATGGCACGACCTGGTCGGTGATTGTCAGCAGCGCGTTGGTCCGCGACGCGGCAGGAAAAAGGTCGAGATTGTGCAGCCATGCCGAAACGCGCATGGCGTCGGCCGTAAAGGTCACGCCGTCCATGGCAATGCCGCCGACGTCGAGGCCCTGGACCGACTGTTTGACGTCGTCATTGCGCCAGGTGCGATGCGTTGGCAGAACGTCCACGCCGTTGAAGTTCGCCGGCGTGCCTCCAGGAGCCACCGCCGTGTCGAAGTCGATCGTCGTCGGAAAGTCGGCCGCGTTGATGTTCAGGACAGACGGCAGCAGCGGCTTGGTCGCGCGCGGGTCGGTCGTCGATTGCATTTTCAAAAGCGGCAGCGATGTCGCCTCGGCCTCCAGAATTGCGTCGTTCGGGCTGATCGGCAGCAGCTTGATTTCGACGTTCCAGTTCTCGGTGTAGATTTCAGGACCGAGGCCCAGGCCGCCAGTCCAGATAAACCAGACGCGATCGCCGGCGGCGTGCGTTTTCCAGGTGCTGTCAATCGCGGAGCGGTAGACGTTGTTCAGCTGGATGCCGGTCCCGCTGTCGACAGCAGCGCCGAACAGAATCCACTCCTCGTTCGCTGTTCCTGGCGCCAAAACGGCGATGCCGGCCGGGCTGGCGCTGTTCGGATCGTATGACCCAATTAGCGCGTCGAGGCTTTCGGCGCCGATCGGGTCGACCTGGATCGAAAGCGTGCCCTGGCCAGCTTGTCCTGCGGCCTCGTTGTTGCGCAGCGTACCGACGGCCATAAACCCCGACTTGACCTCGTCGGTCAGGGTCCACGCGCCTGTTGGTGTACCTGCGGCCGTGCGCCGAATTACCTGGTACTCGGTCGGCTCGTTGCCTGCGCCTCGCCTGGCCAGTGTTGCAATCCTCGGGTAAGGGTTCGGCTCGTCACTGTAGAGCGCCAACAATCGCGGCAGCTCGAACGCGCCCTGGTCGAGCGTGGCGAACGGGATCACGGCCTGGACAGGCGGCACAAAATCGGACGCCGGCGGCACGGCCTGCGTCGCCAGCTCGGTGCCGTCAATGTCCTGGACGACGTCGACGACGATCGAATTGCGCAGCGTGTCGCCGACCTGCGTTTTTGTTATCCGTACCGGCAGGTTCACGGCGTTGCCGGCCTTTTCGCTGGTCAGCGATATGATGTCGCCGGGCCGCTTCAGGTACGCGGTGCGGTCCAGCTCGAGCTGGCCTTGCGCTGCCGGCTGCGCCACCTGGCGCTTTGTCCTGGCGGCGATTTTACTGGCCACGGCCGCGGTGTGAACGCCCTGGAAGCGCATTTCCTTGGTTTTCGTCGTGCCCTGGATGATTCGGTTGCCGGCGGCGAGTTCGATCGCGTGCGTTTCCTTCCAGTTTTTCGCGCGGTCGGTGTACCGGATCCGCACTCGGTTGAATGTCTGCGACCAGTCGCCCTGGCTCCACTTTTTCACGGCCAAAATGTTCGACGCGTTTGCCTGGTACTCGGCGCCGATCGTGTAGTCGGCACGCGACAGCGTGACCTCGATCTGCCCGGTTAGCGGGTTCGGTCCAATGTAGCAGTCGCAATGCTGCTCGATCGCGTCCTGGATTTCGGAGCTGGTCGTTTGTTCGTCGATCAGCATGGTGAAGCCGATCCCCTCGGCCCATACCGTTTCGGCGGCGGCTTTGAAGTTCGTCAGATTGACGTCGGACGGCGGGAACGATCGGCCCCAGCGGTTGTTTACGTACAGCTTGTAGGCGACGTCCATCGGGTTGGCGTCGGGTCCGATAAAATGGTGATCATTGCCAAGCAGCATAGTGTCGCCGAGCCCGCCCTGCGCCACGGTGCTGAACGTCTGGACCTCCACGCGAATGTATCGCAGGTTGTTGCTCTCGCCGATATTCGCGCCGCGCGTTTCGGCCGCGACCGTTTCCAATAGCCAGCCGGTGCGCTTCAGCATGCCCAGGTTAGTGATCATCACGTAGCAGGTGCCGCGATACGCCGGCAGCGGGTCCAGGCCCTTGGTCGCCAGGTAGGCGCTCGCGGCCTGCGTGTCGGATCCGTTGTGAAGTCGAACACGTCCCTGAAAGCCGCCGCCGTTATCCGGGCCGCCGAACAGGTCGTCGCGGTCGACGTCGACGAACGCCTGCGGAACGCCGCCGGCGTCGGTGACGTGATCGAACACCTGGTCGTCGCCGATCCAGATGCCCGTTATGCCGTAACCCTCGCCCTTGAACAGCGCGTACTGAAGCGCCAGCTCATACGTGAAGCCGATCGTTTCCTCGCGCTTGAATATGACGCCGGTCGTGACGGTGCGCTCGACCGCTGCGAAGTCGCCGTACCAGACACAATTCGGCGCTTCGACGCGCACCGTGCCGCCGAGGATAATCGGAACGACGCGGCCCTCGGTTGCTGTCGGAATGTTGAAGTCGCCGATACCGCTCGCCGTTTGTGCCGGCAGGCGCTCGCGAAAGTAGTCCGAAATAACAAACGACGCGATCCACAAAAACAGCTGCAGCCACATTACTGAATCCCCGCGAACTTGGTCGGGCTCTTACGCGTGCCAGGCGGCAGCTCGGTGTTGGCCGGGTCAATTTCCGGGATATATGGAAAGCCCTGGTGGTTTATCGCGTTGTTGAACTTTTTGTGGCAGGTAGCCAGCGTCAGGTCGCAGCCGGCGTACACGTTGACGACGTCCAGAACAGCGATCGAGCGGAACGGCATAATCACGCGCACGCGATCCGGCACGGCCTGGTAGTTGCCCTCGACGATGTCGCGTGTCTCGCCGTCGGCGTTTTGTATGTAGCCGCCTTGCCAGTACGCGTCCAGCTCGCCGGACGTCAGCGGCCCGGTCGGCCCGCCTTGCGCTGCGTCGACAGCCGCCGCCTGGCTGCGCAGGTTTGTGATCGTGATTCCGAGGCCGTCAGCGGTAACGCCGGAAACCGTTCCTATGTGACGAAAGTCGATGCGGTTCAGGTTGCAACCAGGTGACGCGAACAAAAACGAATTGCAAAGCGCGCTGAACGTGTCCGGCGGTGTCTGCTCGTTGCCGCGCGTGAGCGGCGTCAGCAGCATGTTGACCTGGTCCTCGACGTGTTCGAGGCTTGCGACCTCGCCTTTCCAGACGACCTGTAGCTGCGGCGTCGGCGTGTCGTCGCGGTGAAACCGCTGGAACTGGACGGTTGTTTTGTTCGACGTCAGAACGCCGCCGTACAGGTTCACCACCGGCGCGTTGCGCGGTACCGTCATGTTGATGTTGCTGTCGTCGCTGTCGCGCGATTGCGTGAACGGCCCGCGCGTGTAGGCGAGCGGCTGGTATGTCGTAGCGCCGACAGTGATCGCGCGCACGGTGTTGGCGTAGTAAAACGCCTCCGCGCCATTGGCGAACGTCACCAGCTCGGTCGGGCTGCCGTCGTTTGTCTCGAAAGCCGCAAAGGTCATGCGATCACGCTCCGAATGTTGAGCCGCAGCTCGGCTTGGCCGCGCCGTGAATGTCTGAAGGTTGCCACGTCACCGACCAGGCGCGTGATGTGAAGGTATTCTACCTTAACGTCAGAGACCGGCACGCTGCCGGTGCCAGGTATCACGCTGTCCAGCGTCACGGTCTCGGTGGATCCGTTGTCGGCTGTCGCGGTGATTCGCCTGTAATACTCGACGCCGGCGACCGTAATTTTGACATCGCGACGCGGCGCCTGGTTGCCGATCAGGGTCGTGAGCCCTTGGTTTGTTATGTCGAACGAGTTCCCGCCAAGCGTGAGCGGTGTCACCAGCGGCAGGTCGTTGGTCCCGGTCGGAACGTAGAACGGTTTCCAGCTGCCGCGGTGCCAGTGTAGGAATTTTCTCCAGGCGTGTTGCTCCTCCAGCGACTCGATGCGCACCAGGACCGCCGAGCCTGGCCGGCCGATCGGTTCGCTGCGGAACACTGAAATAGCGCCGGCCTTGCTGTCCTGGGTCCACTGTTTGCTGGTGATGTTGGCTTTGCGCGTCTGGCCGTCGAAGTACAGCGGGTGCGTGACGATCGCCAGGCCGTCGATCGGATGCGCGTCAAAGTAGCCCGGATCCACGGCGCCGATGTCGTCGTATTCGACCAGGTTAAACCGCAGCTGCAGGTCCTGGACGGTGGTCGCGTAGTCGGCCTGGCTTACGTTCGGATCCATGTACCCGAGTTTCATCGGCATGACACTGGTCCCGATCGGCAACGCGGTGCCGACCTGGTTCGTCAGCGTGACGCTGGTAGGGTCGAAGCTGTCGACCTCGCCCTCCAGGCTCGACTGATCCGGCAGAACGAACGACAGCAGCCCGCCGGCCACGATTTCCATGTTCGAGGTGTCGACCTGGATCACGACGTCGGTCGACAGCGCCGCCGCGGTGACTTCACGCGACTGCCACCAAAGCTGCACGGCCTGGACTAAGTAGCTGGCGCCGAGGATCAGGTTTGTGAGCCGGCCGCGCTCGGCGTTGTCCTTCAGCCTGGCAAACGTGGTGACAATAGAGCGCGGAGCCTGGCGCACGTTCATGGCCTGGGTCGTGCCGTCGTGGCTCGTCATGGCGTCGGTCAAAAATTGCACCTGCTCGGTGATTTCGCGTTGTGGCATGAAGTCGAAAACGATCACGCGCCGGCCGATCATGCGCACCTGGAACGTGTTCTGGTCGGTGGTGAAAAAGGCCACGTCGTCGAAGCTGGCGTCACCGAACAGCGACGCCTCGACCGTGATCGTGACGCTGTCGAAGCTGCGGATCGTTGCCGGCAATCCCGGCGAAATTAGCGTGACACCGGACACGCCGGACAGGTCGATCGCAGTCAGGTCGACGTCGAAGCGGTAGGTGTTGTGCAGCGTGATCGTCGCTTGCTTCGGTGCGGTTATGTTGCCGAAGTCGAGCGTTTGCACGTCCGCGCCTACGCCGTTGAAAAAGGTCTGCGCGAAGCCGCGCGCATAACCTGGACCCGCGCCCAGGACCTCCAAAACCTGCAACGGGTAGCGGCGCGCCGTGATCGCTGCGCCGCTCACGAACGGATCGTCCAGGCCGGTTTTTGGGTCGGCCGGGTTCGGCAATACCGGCAGCTGCGGATTGCCTGGCGCGTGGGTCAGTACCCTGAAGCGACCGGCCGCGCCCGTTGCCATATCAGACTACCGCGCCCGTTTCGACCCGATACGCCAGGCCCTCGTATGCGCTGTAACCCTCGCCGGCGAGCGTGTTCACGCTGTCGTTGTTGATTAGCGGGAACACTTTGTAGTCGTTGCCCTGCACGGTGATCGTCTGCTCTGGAGCATAGTCGCGCATGTTGACGCGGAAAACGTCAGGAACCTGGCCGACAATGCCCAGGCGCGTGTCGCTTTGAAAGTCGAAATTCACGGCAATGTAAATAGGCACCAGCACGTTGGCGTTCGCGGTGAAATTGCGATCGGCGGCGAACAGAATAGACCCCAGGCCCTGGTCGTAATAATTGGTTTGCGCGCAGCCAACACGCGAGCGAATCATCACGTCGCCGACCGCGGTCGTGACGCCGCCGTCGTTCGACTTTTGCAGCGGGCTGGAAGTCACCTGGAGTTCGGCCTGGTTCGCCGGCTGAAAGAATTTGTAGCCGATAAACGTCAGGTCGAAGGTCGCGTTCACGCCTGCGCCTGTTGTTGACGCCTGGGCGATACCTGTCACCGGGTTGGTGTCGCCGTCACCTGGTTGCCGATCGTAGTCGCCAGGCGTTTCGACAGACACGCCGGTGATCACGCCGCCCGAGACCGCCGTCACGCGCAAAGTCGCGGCCGTGCCTGCGCCGGCGTACACGCCGTCGGTCAGCGCCACGGTGATGATGTCGTCGACAGCGTGACCAGTGCCGCCGGCGTTCACGCTGGCCGCACTAACCTGGATAGGAAACAGGCCGGGAATGTAGAACCAGGCGGTGGGCGCGTTGGCAGGCATGGCCTGTCCAAATGAGCCGTTAGCTCCGGTGCCGATCACATTGCGGAACGGGACGTGGTGCGCGGCCTGGTACGGCGCCAGCTCCTCATTGGCTTGGGCTGAAATCGGGAAGTTGAGCGGGTTCGGGTCGAGCGACGACCAAAAGTGACTGGTAACGTAAAAGCTCTCCGGGTCGATGTCGACGCCGCCGTCAATCTGCCGGATGCGGCCGACGTGAAAATGTCGGTACTGCCGGCTGTTCACTTTCAAAACGGCGTGAATATATTCGCCGGTTGTGTCAGCGAAAAGCCAGTAGCCGGCGTAGGGTCCGGCGACACTGTTCATGATTTGGCAGCGCATATTCGGGCTGATACTGCCGGACGCTGGAACGAAAAACGA